TGCCGGGTGTGTAGCCGGATGGTGGCCAGGACATGGGCGTCAGGCGCTGCGCAATGGGTTCTGGCTCGTCCTGTTCGATGTCGTCGGGGTTCAGCGTTGGGTCAGGCATTAGAGATCGTCTTTCTGCGGGCCTTCGCTCAGAATCGGGCATCCGTTGGGGTAGGTATCAGGGATCGAGCTGCGCTTTGCTTTTCGCTCTTCCTGCTGTGCGTAGATGCGTTCCCAGCCATTGCGGAACTCGTCTGTGATCGGCTTTTGCTGCTCGAAGTCCATGCTACCTCTTTTCACAACTCGTGTCCGCTGAACCTATCCATGCAAGAAATAGCACGCTGCGACAAACCTTGATTGCTAAATACTAATGACTTTTCCCATGGAGGAACGCCATCATGCTTGCGCATTTCTTCGTGATACGCCAATTCCTCCGCTGTACACCATCTTGCTTGAGGATCGAATACCCCTACTCTACCTGTTGTTGCTCCGCAGAAATAACCACGGAAGTCCAGCATGGATGATGAGGGGGTCGGAATAGGCAATAAACGCTCGCTGTCAAGTTCCATTAGCGCTTCATCCCGGCGAAACCCTTGGCCGACGCCTTGCGCCGACGTAACAACGGCGAGTCGCCCGGCTTCGGCGTTTCCTGTGCGGCTGTCAGCTTCTGGTCGGGAGGAACATGAAGCATGGCGTGTAGCGCGCCCGGCTTCTCTTGAAAACTGCCCTTGCTGCCTAAATCTACGGTCTTGGTCTTCATGGTCGCCTCTGGCAATGACTTGAAGTTTGTCGCCGAATCCCACTCGGACACTTTCGCAGGTCCGCCCAGCGCTTTCTCTCCGGTTTGAGAGTGCGCCTAGCGGGCCTGCTTGAGTGAGCGAAAGGGCATTGCTAGCTCTTGGGTTCCAGCGCGGCCCGCAGGAGGACGATCTCGTCTTCGAGCGCTTTGACGCGCAAGGTAAGTGCCTCGTTATCGGTAGGGATGAGTGGTTGCGCCTGCTCAAGCGTCTTGATCCGTGTGTTGAGATCGCGTGCGGCGTCCTGAAGCTGAATCGCGGTTCCTTCTGCGTAGCTGATTTCCATGGTGTCCTTTCGATTGAATTGCGCGGCGGTCTGACCTTGCTAGCCTATCCAAACCTTGGCCAGTGAAGCATGGGGCGAGGGTGGGAATCGAACCCACGGTTCCGCGCAAACTTTAGTAGCCGCCTTCGTGCTTTTCCTCGGTGAAATAATTGTCGAGGTGATCCTTCAGGGATTCGAGGTTCTCGCTGTCGTGCGCCGCGCCGGACTCGTGCGTGGTGGTGTGGTGGCCCTCCGGGTGGTGCTCGGTATGGACCGGCTTATCATGCAGCTCCGGTTCATCGTCCTCGCCGGCGTGCATCTCATCCTGATCGGCGGGATTCGCCATCGGCTTTGCCATCTTCTTCGCGGGAGGCTTGCCGCCACCGCCCATCGGCCAATTAAATCTCTGTGACATTACGACTCCTTTTCTGGATTGCGTTGAAGTTGTGTCAATGCAATAGCTTGCACTAGATCCCAATCGAGATCTTGCGGCGCGAATTCGCGCGGCTGGACGCCGATATGCTCGTTAATCATGCGCTGCTCGATGCGGGTCAGCGCGGACAAGACAGCATTGTGGCGCTCGGCCTGCTTGGCCTCCATCGCCTTGAACATGGTCAGCGATGGGATATCAGACACAAGTGCCGTCACGTCATCATGATAGCGCGTCAGGCGTTCGCCTGCGTCGGAGATGCCCAGCCACGCGCGGATTCGGTCACGAAAGGTCATTGCGAACATAGTAGCACTCTACTCCCAGAATTGGAGCGGTTTCTTGGCTTTCTCGCGCCGGTCCGTCTCACGCAGCATCTTGAAATGGCGCTCCATCGGGTCCGGCGTGTTGGCCAGGTCTTCAACCAGCGCTTCGTCGCGTGTCTTATTCATCGGCGTGACACCGAACGTCATTGCAAGCATATCCCCTGTGTCGGGCGATGACAAGCCCCGTTTTTTCATGTCTTCTTTGCGCTCAAGCTGGATCTGGTTCTTTGCGCTGTGATAGTACTCCGGCCCCGTCAGGTCGGCCTCAAGCTCTGGATCGTCTGGAATCTGCGCAGTGACCAGCCAGTCGCGCAGTTTGCCCCAGACCTCGGCGCGCTTGTTAAAGTACATGAACTGGTCGCCAGGGGTTGCGCCGCCATGAAACTCCTCAATGCGGAACCACTCAGGCAGGGTGATCTCAGGCGTTCCTCCCGTCTTGCGAAGCGTATGGGGCAGACCGGCCGCCTTCCACGCCTCGGGAAGATAGGTGCGCACATAGTCCACCACGCCGCCGCCGATGCCGTCACCGTCCACCACGACCGAGCGCGGCCGCTCCTGAAGAATGCGCATGATGACCTGTCGCCCAACCTGAATTGTGTCCATGCCGCGAATCTTGTCAGTTGTCACAGCGCGTAGGCCCTGACGGTAGCCGATGACCGTCTGATCGTCGCCGAACCGCGCCACGTCCACGCTGAGGATCTTGTACGCCCTGCTCTGGTCGCCCACGTTTCGCTTGCGGGCATCTGCCACCACGTCACCGGCAATGAACTGAGAGCTTCCTGCCCTGGGGAACTCGCCGCGGACGCGCACTCTTACGAAATCAGAATCCTCGCCGTAATCATCAACCCATTCGCTTAATAGCTTCTTGTTTGTGCCTTCGACCTGCCTGCTATCGATCTGTTTGCGCACCCATCTGTGCTTATTCTTTCCAAAGCATTCACGAAATGCTCCGGTATTCTGCGTGGGATTGCCGAACGCCAGGAAGATCAGGACGGTGTCCTCGTCGGTAAGCGCGCCCTCGCTTGTTTCCCAAACGACGTAGGGGATTTCGCTGGCCTCATCCATCACTAGAATCACAATTTTGCGCTTGTTGTGCAGGCCAGCGAACGCAGCCGGATTGTTCTCGGACCACGGAACCGCGTCAATGCGCCAAGTCTCCTCGTGCCCCTTATCCTTGACCCCTACGCTTTCGCCTTTGACCTTGAACCAGTCGGCGTTTATAAGTCTGCGGAACCATATCGCCAGCTCTGGCCAGGTCTTAGTATCGAGTTGCTTTCCAGTGTTGGCCGTGACATTAATGCGCGCATCAACGTAGCAGCTCATTCCCCAACCGCAAACCATTGATATTAGAGCGCTTTTACCGACACCATGGCCGCTGGCTACTGAGATGCGCAGGGGGTCGAATCTGCTTTCGGATCGTAGATGCCGACCGATTGTTTCTAAAATATCAGCTTGCCACGCGCGCGGGCCAGATACGTCTTCCAGCTCGCCCGGCTCGCCCCACGGAAACGCATAAAGCGCAAAGCCGAGTGGATCATCCGCATATTGCGCGATGTCTTCGACGACCTGCTCTACTTCTGTCATTTGGATTTTGCGCGGTCGCGTGCCTTTTGGAGGCGATCAGCGAGGCTTAGATTTAGCTCTCCGCTGATCTCGGTCTGAATCTTGTCGCCGTAGTCCAGCGGCGCGCTTGACTTGATGCCGCCGCGCAGCAAGTGGGAAGCCTCCCACTTTGCCTGGTCACAGCGTAGGCGATTGCGCTGGATGCCTGCCGCGTCGATGCGAGTCTTGCCGTTCTCGTCGATATACGTTGGCGTCTCCGCGGCGATCTCGTTCGCGTCTTCAATCCGCGATTCGACCCCGGCGCGGCGTGCAGCCGCATATCGCGCCCCAAATCCGTCCGTGTCGCGCACAGCCCAGCGGGTCACCGTCCTGCGGCATGGATACCCATCATCAGCGCAGATCGTGCGCAGACTCTCTCCGCCGCTCATGCGTACCAGTATTTCTTCAGCGATCTCGGGATTGTATATTTCAGATGCCATCACTTTGGCCTCGCCAGAAACCACTGCAACAGCGCACCGGCTGTCAGGAGCACCGCAGAACCTACCCAGCGCAGAAACGGGACGACGATACCGGACTGGCCGCTTTCCTTTGCGTGAACGCTCTCGATTGTCGTGACGCGAGTTTCAAGATTGGAGACTTCCTTCTTGAGCATCGGCAGATGGCCGGCGGTGAACTGGTCTTCTGGTGCGCCAAAGAGTTGGACGCTCTGCACTGACAAGCGGTTGGATATGTCCTGGAAGCGGTCAAGCAGCAGGTCTAGCTTAGTTTGAACTGGATCACGCTGCTCGTTGTCGCCCATTCATTCCCTCAAAGGTCCACCCCGGTGATGAGCCGAGGCTGCTCTGGACTGCTCCGCGCTCCTTTCGGATTGCGGAATACTGCGGTGGTTGCCGCAGAGATTATGCGCGGTTACTTCCCGTCGGGGCGCTTATCCAAGCCTTTTTCTGCAAGGATGGCGGCCAGGTCGTCAACATGTAGGCAGTCACAGAGGCACGCGCCGGAATTTGTTGGCTGCACAGGGGCGATGTTCCCGTTGCAATAATCGTTTCCCGGCACTGCGCTGTGCAGTACACCGAAAGCCTCAATCGTGCCACCGCCAAAACCAAGGCT